TTGAAACCCCTAACGTTGAGGTGACATTCCCTAACGGCACTGGCAAATACTCACCTTTCGAAGTTGAGTATAAAGACATTAAAATTCCGGACGATGTGCCGGTTAACGAGGGAGACAAAGTTACTTTTGACTTACCAGAAGAAGTGAAATTCCAAACATCTTACGAGTTTGACGTTCATAACCCTGAAAAAGCAGTAGTTGGTAAAGCTACAGCGGATGCTACCACTAACAAGGTGACAACTGTATTCAATGGCTATTTCAAATCACACCCTTTGAATAAGATCATGAACTTGAAACTAGATGCAAGCTGGACGGACAAAGTTGAAAGCGGTAAACCAGTAAATGTTAATTTTAACGGAACAGCCGTATCTGCAACTATCGGCAAAGAACAAGTCATCGGTAAAGATGAGTTGCTCGCAAAATGGGGATCACAAGATAAAGATGATCCAACAGTGATTAACTGGACAGCTCGTGTGAACTACGCTAAGAGAGTGCTCAACTATGTGACTATCATTGATGAAATGTCAGAAAATCAAAAGTTAGTTGATAACTATTTTGAAATTAAAAACATTGAAAGTGTTGATCCATGGATTGATAAAGGGTCAGCTATGGACTTAGTTAAGTCTATCAGTAAGTCAGATCGTGGCTTTACTATTAAGATGGATCACTTGGATCACATGATCTACATCAACTATAAGACTAAGCTTGTTAATGCTGTTAAGGACTCAGTTAACCCAACTAACAAAATTGAGTTGAAAGCAGAAACAGATGGAGCTACTTCGTATAGTTATGTGCAACTTGTAGGAGGAAAGGGTGACGCCAGCGGTGAGAACAAACCGGAACCAACATTTGAAATTCCTCGTGAAGCTCCAAAAGTTGACATTCCAGAATTCGAGGGTGGTATCCCCGGCATTCCGGAAGTCCGTGAGTTGCCGGAGTATACCGGACCGATTGGAACTGTACCAAACGACGCTCCGAAGTATGAAAAACCGGAATTTGAAGGCGGTGTAGTCCCTATTGACCCACCAGTGGTTGAAATTCCAGAATACACTGAGCCAATCGGCACAGTGCCAAATGAAGCTCCAGTTTACGACAAGCCAGAATGGAACGGTGGCACAGTACCAAATGAAGCGCCTATTCATTATAAACCAGAATTCCAAGGCGGTATTCCGGGAATTCCAGAGGTGCGAGAATTACCGCCGTTCGAAGCTGGAGTGATTCCGAATGATGCACCTATCCTCGACTTGCCAGAGTTGCACATTCCAGAGGAACCAACACCAGAAAAACCTAGCACGCCAGAAAAAGCTCCTAAAACGAGCGTTGATAAAAAAGCGGCACAATCTGTCGCAGTATCTTACAACCTCGCACCAGCAAGCAAAGAGACACCTAAAACAACCGTTTACGGCGGCACTCTCCCAAATACTGGGGAAAAAGAAGGTATCATGCCAACTCTTGGTCTTGTAGTAATCGCAGCAGGTATCACAAGTTTGACATTGAGCTTTAAGAAATACAACGAAGGTGAGGAAGAATAATCATGAAAGAGAATAACAAACAAGTCGTATTTTACAGCGCTGAAAAAGATGGATTTCTTGAAAGTTACAAGGATAAAGGAAGTCTAGTGTTTACAGCAGTGTTTACTGACCGTTTGGGAAATGCACTATTCTTGCCGCTTGAACCATACGAAGAACAAAAAACCGAACTTAATAAACTTGCCGAAGCGTTTGGCTGCGAAGTGCTTAATGTGGAAATTGAATACAACGTAACTAAACTTGACGGCTCGGACTTTGAACGCACGGAGCGTGAAGAATCCATGAAGGATGGCATTAAAGCACTCCTAGAATTATTGGCGAAGTAACATAACATGAAGTGGCGGGAGGGTAGGCATTAAACATGGAACAAGAAACTTACAACGTCGAAAACCGTTGGCGGAACAAGTACATGAATTTAGGGCGAGAGCTAGGAAAAATCATAAATAGTCAGCAAGACAGAATCTTGTCACTAGCCCAAGAGAACGCCAAGCTCAAAAGGGAGCTTTGGTATTTAAAAAAGTCAAAGGGCAAGAAATGGCTCTAAAATCGCTTGTAACCGTCCTAAATAATCTAGCGGCACAAAAATTACACTAGAGAAACGGTAAAACGGCAAATAACCCCCAAAATTTGAGAATTAGGGGTATTAAAAAGGATATGACATGGAAAATATGACATTCACAGAGTTGCAACAAAAAATGCAACTTGAAAAAAAGAAAGAAGGCACTGCCAAATACGCTTCAAGGCACGTCGAGGACATTTACAACGTTTTTAAAAGTTTGAAATCAAATTGGAGCGTTGTAGTCAACTATGATCTAGTCGAATTTTCTGGCAAGACTTTTATCAAGGCTATTGCAACGGCATCTAACCGAGAGGAGAAAGAGCAAGCAGTAGCGTTCGCAGAATTGTCTCCCGTACCGATTTTGAAGACCCGCAACGGCGATTTAAAACAAATGAATGAACCGCAGTGGGTAGGAGCCGTACAATCATACGCCGGCAAGTACGCCTTGCAAGCACTATTTGCAATCGGTGAGGAAGATGTGGACCATTTTGAAGTGGCAGAGGAAAGTTTGAGACCAAACCAACCTCACAACCCTCAACCACATCAAAATCAGCAACCGCAAGCACAACCCCAGCAACAACCACAAAGCAATCAACAACCTAACTTTATTAGCAATGAACAACATGACCTTATTATGCAGCAACTCAATGAGTTGGCTTTGTTAAGCGGCAGAGAATTTGATACTGTCGGGAACTACTATTTACAGAAATATAAACTCAACAATTTCCATGAGTTACTAGTGCCCGGGCTTGAAATTGTGGTCAACGACATTCAAGGGGAAATCAACAAAAGAAGAGGAAACTAGACATGAAGGACGTAACGAACAATTTCTTGGAAACAATCGAGCCGGTTTATACACCGGGGCAAATCAACTTTGATTTTGAAGCATTCGACGCAGCTATCCAAGCTGCAGTTAGCGAGCTATCAGACGAACAACTAGACAGCTTGGAATATAACGAGGTCTTAAAAGAAATCACACGCTTCAAAGGGCTTGGCGACAAACTTGACGATAAGCGTAAGGAAATCGGCAGAATCTACAAAGACCCACTCACTGAGTTTGAATCTAAACTAGCGACCTCGCTAGAGCCATTAGAGGCACTCCTTGACAAACTACGTGCTAAACGTGATGAAGTCAAAGAACACAAAAAAATGCTGCGAATTGACCACGTTAGATCAGTCTTTGAAAGCAAATGCGAGCTGGCAGGACTAGACAAGGACACATTCAAGGACAAGTACGAGAACTTTTCTAAGGTCGGTGACTTCATGGACAAGAAAATGAAGCTCAAAAAATCGACAGAAGAAAAGATTGACGCTTTGGTTTTGGCTGAGTATAACCGACTAGAAGAATACAAGGATAATGTTGCCATGATTGAGGAACAAGCCCTTGACTATGAACAACCGGCAGAGCCATACATCAAATTATTGCAAATTGGTACACCTTTAGTTGAAGTTATCAGGCAAATGAAAAAGGACCGTGATGCAGCTATTGAACGTAAGCAGCAAGCAGAAGCCAAAGCGAAAGCAGAAGCGGCACGCTTGGCAGAGATTGAAGCAATGGCGCAACAATCAGCGAACGAGGAAATCAAGGCGGTTAACGCTGAAACTGGTGAGGTTATCGAAGACGCTAAACCAGTCGAGGAAGTGCCTAGCAAGCCCGCTGAACCTTACAAGGTCAATCTTGCACTTACTTTCCATGGCGGTGAAAATCAATGGCATCAATTCGCTAAATTGCTTGATGATAACTTTGTAAACTATGAAATTCTAGGAGAAAATCAATGATTAATTCGACTGTGCTAGTTGGGCGCCTTACCCGTGACCCAGAGCTAAAATACACAACCAGTAACATCGCAGTAGCTACATTCAGCCTCGCCGTCAACCGCAACTTCAAGGACGCTAACGGCGAACGTGAAACAGACTTCATCAACTGCGTTATCTGGCGTCAGCAAGCTGAGAATTTGGCTAACTGGGCTAAAAAAGGCGCATTGATTGGAATCACTGGACGCATCCAGACCCGTAGCTACGAGAATCAGCAAGGTCAACGTGTTTACGTGACTGAGGTTGTCGCTGAGAATTTCCAAATGCTAGAAAGTCGTGCAGCGCGTGAAGGTAGTAATGCTAATCAAGGCAATACATCGGGAGCGTTTGGCAATGACAACGGCTATGCAGGGCCTTACGGGCAACAAGCACCACAACAGCAAGGGCCAAACTTTGCAAGAGATAACAGCCCATACGGGAACAGTAACCCTATTGACATCAGTGATGATTCGCTTCCTTTCTGATGCAAAGGAGTGTCACAAATGGAATTTAAACCGATAAAAGGATATGAAGGCATCTATGAAGCGTGTTCAGATGGGACAATTTGGTCATGCGAGGGAAAAACAACTTACAGTAATTGGCACGGAAGAATTAGAAAGCGTGTATGGAAGCGCAGAAAACTCAAATTACAAACACAAAAGCGACAAAGAGGTGGCAAGAGAGATAAAAAGGTTAAATTGTGGAAAGACGGCGAAATGAAAACGCACCTAGTAAGCAGGTTAGTTGCTACTGCGTTTATTCCGAACCCAGAAAACAAAGAAGAGGTCAATCACAAAAACGGTAATCCATTAGATAACTCCGTAGAAAATCTTGAATGGGTGACAAGGTCTGAAAATATGAGACACGCTTTCAAAAACGATTTGCTACAAACAAGTAAGAAAGTCACCCTAGTAAGCAAGGTTGACGGTGTAACAATGAGATTCGACAGTTTGAGAGCGGCTAGTGTATTTCTAGGGAGAAACAAAGGCTATTTGAGCAATATTATTAAAAGTGGAAGAACGCTTGATAATTACGAGATTGTGGTAGGTGAAATATGAAACTAGAATTTCTATTACCAAGGTCAAAAACTAAGCCTGCTCAAAATTTAGTTATCAACAGTAATGACAGATTTCATTATCAAGCAGAGGGCCGGATGGTCAAAAAACTGCGATTGATAGCGAGAGCAGAAGCAGGTCTTAATATTAAGCCAGTATATAGCCCAGATAAGCCTTGTAAAGTGCTTGTCACGGTCTATGCACCAACCAGAAGAAGACTAGACCCACCCAACCTATATCCGACTGTTAAAGCTATTATAGACGGCTTGACGGACGCCAATTTGTGGCCGGACGACAATCACGAAGTTATCAAAATGATGTCGTTTCAATATGGCGGGCTAAGTGGTGAGTCTGGGAAATTTAAGATTGTGTTAGACATTGAAGGGGCGTGAAATGAATAGCAAATACAAGGATAAATTAGTCGGTGTATACGCTCCGGGCAGTTATGGGAACACAAGCATATTAGGTCAAACGCAAGAGTTTTCGAAGTGGTTTTGGGCCAATCACGAAGATATGGAGTTTATCAGCGCTAAGCTAGGCATCAATGCAAAGAAGCTCAATCGCATACTGACACTTGAGCAGTTGCCGGACGCAGAATTGTTGAGAAAGATGGTCGAGCTATGCGATGGCTAAGGCGATTTATAGCACAGAATCCGGCTAAGGTTTTCAGAGACGAGCCGGGAACGATGATAAAAAAGGGGTTAAAAACTATGACAAAAATTAGACTGCAAAATCCATACATGGATGAAACCATCAGGGTGAAAGAAAATCTCAAACGTATTCTGGACATGCTGCAATGGCTCGAGGTAGGCAATATACAATGTCTTCAGTTACAGCAGATTGAGCCAGAAGAAAGAGTAATAACTATCAGCCCTAAGAATTTTGCGAAGATTGATTATTACGAGGATGAGGAAGCGAAAAAATGAAATACAAAGTTATAGTTTACTATGACGATATGCCAGACAGTGAGCATATCTTTAACAACAAGAACGACGCTATCAACGAGCTACATCGTTTGAGAGGTGTTAAATATCGTAATTCAAGAATGTACACAGTGGAAATGGAAGAGGTGGAAGCATAATGGATAGACAAGATGCGATACAAACACTATCGAAGATAGGTAAAATTTCAGTATCTTACGCTGAGGACTTATATGATTCGTTCTTCGAAAAACCAGTAGTACCGCAGTATGTTGCGGATTGGTACGAAGAACATAAGGGTGATATCGATTATGACTTTTGGGAGTACCTTGTGGATTGGGAACAACAAGAACCTAACGACTTTAAGAATTGGGTTAACAGAGAGTACAACACAATAACAACCCTCGTCAACATGCACCAGTTTGGCTACGAGGTGGAGAAAGAGAAGCGGTATAGAGTTGATTTTAAAAAGTTCGCTTCTAATTTTCGTGTTTTGAAATATCATTTACAATTTAAAAACTGGTTCACAGGCAACGATTCTAAATACGATTACACAAGAATGTACCACACCCGCAAAGAGCTTGAAGACGCTGGCTTCGGCTGGGTTTTCTCTTGTGAAGGAATAGAGGTCAAGGAGGTAACGGATGAATAACCTAATTAATAAAATCAACCAGTGGGCTGATGACCGCGATCTTAAGCAAGCCGACCCTAAGATACAGTGGATGCGTATCACTGAGGAGGTCGGAGAAATCCGGGATGTGCTCTTGAAACCGACCAAGTTCACGCAACCGAAAGCAGCGCTTAAGGACGCTATCGGTGACACGCTAGTAACGATTATCGTGCTAGCACATCAATTAGACCTTGGTGTCACTGAATGTCTTGGTTTGGCATACGAGGAAATTAAAAACAGGAAAGGAAAGATGATAAATGGAACATTCATCAAAGAAAGTGATTTATAGAGATTTAAGCGTCACCACGATTCTGTTAGTGGTATCACTAGCTATCAACATTGGTACAGTAATCAGTGTGGTCAACAGACCAGTAGAAGCTATCGTAGTGCATAAGGCTGACAATGCAGTGGAACTACACGGCAAAGTTACCGGCAAGTCTATGGTCGGTAAGCTCTACACGATTGATTGTGGTGCTTACGGGAAATTTCTTGTCAGCAAGGAACAGTACGACAGTGTTAACGTTGGGGATGGCATCCCTAGCTATCTAAGGGGGCGAGGCCAATGATTCCTAAATATAGAGCATGGGACAAAGAGTTTAAAGAGATGGTGCAAGTTGACGCACTGGTTTTCGAAGAACAAATTATCAAAGCAACTTACAAAAATGGAAATATTGTAAAAGAAGATTTTAAAAATTATGTACTCATGCAATCCACAGGCATGCTTGACAAGAACGAGAGAGAAATCTTTGAGGGGGATATTTTAAAAGTAACCAACCTATCAAGCTGGTTGGAAGTTGTATCTTTTAACGAAGATAAAGCGATGTTTGTTTCTAAGGAAACTAAAAGAAAGGTTGAAGAAACCCCTCTATACGATTTGTTTAACACGGATATTTTCGAAGTTGAAATCATTGGAAACATACACACGAATCCAGAACTGGCGGAGGTGAAACAATGAACAAACGACAATTAAAAAAAACAGTAATGAGAAACGTCTCAAAACTTTATGATGTGGCTTTTGAACAAGGGCGTTTCCGTAAGGATGTAGCTATCATTTGTGGTATGGACCCAATGTTCAGACGGACTCTGACAACAGTTGTAATCAAACAAAGTCGATATGAATGGAGTTTTGGAGAACTCTTAGAAATCTCGTTAGAGGGATATGTCACTGACCAAAAAACGATAGAGAGGGGAACTCATGGGCGTTACATACCAATGCGCAGGACTGACTCCAGAGCTATATCAACGGTTAGTCGATGAGCGTGCGGTGCTTAAAGAAGCACATCCAAGGGACTATAAGCAGTATTTTCAAAAAGTGAGACAGTGCAGTGAGAAACAAGCGATTATCATTTTGCAAGCACTCAACAATGCGGTCATGGAACGTGCGAGAATCTCGCCTCAAACTGTCGAGAGGTTAGAAGGCATTATTTCGAATGAACTTTATAACGACCTTAAAGCATATCTATCCAAGAATTACACAAGAGGTAAAACCACGCGCCCATTTTTGGATAAAACAAACGCAGGACTTCCAGAGCACCTTTTCAAGCGGTTCCGTGAAGAAGTGGAAGCACTGCGCAAGGAGCACCCTAACAACCTAAATAGCTATATTAGAGACGTTAAGGGCTGCGACCAGAAAAATGCTAACAGAACCCAAAACGCCCTCAATCTGTGCTATGCGGAAAAAGCTGCCCTAACGCCGTTAAAGGCGATTCAAATGGAAGGGCTACTTTCAAGGGAGTTATTCAGCGAAATTATTGATTTTGTCTTCAACAACTACGAATGGAGCGAGAAATTAGACAACCAAGTTGATCGCATAACCCTAGAATATAGAACTAAGGGTAAGATAGGTCGTGAGAAGACCACGGTTAGAAAAGCCCTATATAAAGCCTACTCGTTAGGCGTGTAGCTAGAACGGTTTACGAGGGTTCGACTCCCTTGCTAGCTATTACCAGTAAATAAGAAATTAGAATCGAGGAGCCTTTTTTTATTTCATTCACAAATCTAAAGCGTCTTACTGGTGGCGTGATTATTCAAGGCTTTATGCCTGCAAAAAGATATAGGTCAGAAATCTCCATAATTCACACTACTTTATTCTTGAAAGGGGAATATCCCCGATAATGATTTCTCTATATCTAGGCTGGAATGGTTGCTCAAGAGGTTCGATTCCTCTTGCCAGCTATTGTCTGTCATCACTAAAAATAAAAAATGAAGCTAAAAAATAAATATAGATTTTTAGTGGCTTGAACACTTTTTTAACACCGGACAAGCTGACAGACCTTGTCCAAACAAACCCAGCAAATTTAAGAAAAAAAGGATGTGAAAAACACCTCTTTCTTATTGATATCTTGCATTACTAAAACAAAGTCAAAGACCTTGCTGGTGTCGATGGCTAGAAGGAGGTGATAAAAGGCTTGAGAAACACCCCAAGAATAAATACGTATTCTGTCTTTTCAATAAAATCTCTTAACGTTTCTTGGGCCAAAATAAAAAAAGACCGACACAATGGCCGGCACCCTTTGAAAGTCAACACTACTATTATACCAGAGAGGGCAGAACAATGCTATTGCCGGAAATTGATGAGAAAGCAACTATCAAACGTTGCAAGCGCAAACTTCGAGAATACCCAAGATGGCGAGAAATTGCACACGACGGAGCTGAGCAGAAGATAACACAGGAGTTTACCTTCATGCCAAGAGGTGGCAGCGGAGTGAGTAGACCGGTGGAAAATATCGCAGTCAGACGTGTCGATGCAATGAACGAGCTAGAAGCCATAGAGCAAGCAGTTAGTGGTCTATACCGTCCAGACTATCGTAGAATACTGATAGAGAAATATCTAGCCTATCCACCTAAACCAAACTGGCAAATCGCCCAAGCAATTGGATTCGAAAGGACAGCCTTTCAAGAATTGCTAAATAATGCTATCCTAGCTTTTGCAGAATTGTACAGAAATGGTCAATTAGTCGTAGAACGTTGATATTTCGGTATTTTGACGGATAAAGCACGGTATCTTACAAGTGTTTAAAGTGGTATTATTATATTATCGAAGAAAAACGGAGACAACTCATTTTGTGGGTTGTCTTTTTTATGCACAAAAATCTAGCAACGAAGGAGGTGGACATATTGGGCTAAATCAACGACAGAAATTATTTGCTAGCGAGTATATCAAGCTAGGTAACGCCACACAAGCAGCAATTAACGCTGGATATAGCGAAAAGACGGCAGGGCGTATCGCTGGGCAAAACTTGAAAAAACTTGAAATTAAACGCTTTATCCAAGCCGAAGTTGAGAAAATGCACGATGAGAATATCATGGATGCCAAAGAAGCCTTGTCCATCCTGTCCGACATTGCTAGAGGGAAACGAGACGAAGAAGTCTTGATGATGAATCCATTGACTGGTAAAGTTGAAAGGCTTATGAAGAAGGCTGACAACAATACAGTTATCAAGGCAATTGTTGAAATCTTGAAACGTTATCCAACGGCTAAACAGTCCGAGAAATTGGAGCTTGAGATCAGAAAGCTAAGAGAACAGTTAGACAGCGGTATTGAAGGCACAATGAACCTCAACATTGTCAATGCATGGGAGGATATCCCAGATGGCAACGATTGATATTCAGAAGAATGTAAACCCGCATTTCAAATCGGTTTGGCAGTCTAACAAGCCTTACAACGTGCTGAAAGGTGGACGGAACTCTTTTAAGTCGTCTGTAATCGTGCTGAAGCTCGTCTATATGATGATTAAGTACATCATGCAAGGCGAAAAAGCTAACGTGGTAGTCATTCGGAAAGTAGCTAATACGATCCGTGATAGCGTGTTTAATAAGGTTCAATGGGCCATTAGTCTATTTGGTCTGGATAATCAGTTTAGAGCCACTGTAAGCCCGTTTAAGATAGTCCACAAGCGTACAGGCTCTACTTTCTATTTCTACGGTCAAGACGACTTCCAGAAACTGAAATCAAATGACATCGGAAATATCATTGCTGTCTGGTACGAAGAAGCGGCTGAGTTTAACGACGCTGAGGACTTCGACCAGTCTAATGTCACTTTCATGCGGCAGAAACATGATAAAGCCCCGTTTGTGCAGTTCTTTTGGTCTTACAACCCGCCTAGAAATCCGTATAGTTGGATAAACGAGTGGTTTGAGGACATCAAGACTAATGATAACTACTTAGCTCACTCAAGCACCTATCTTGATGATGAGTTAGGCTTTGTCACTGACCAAATGCTGGAAGATATCGAACGCATTAAACAGAATGATTACGACTATTATCGTTATCTGTATCTAGGTGAAGCGGTTGGGCTTGGTAATCAAGTGTATAACATGAGTACGTTTCACCCTATCGACAGCTTGCCAACAGACGATAGGCTTATCGGGATATCGTTCGCAATGGATACGGGGCACCAACAATCAGCAACGGCTTGCGGTGCTTTTGGTCTGACTGCAAAAGGTAATGTGATTCTGTTAGACACGTTCTATTACAGTCCAGCGGGGCAGGTAATCAAGAAGGCGCCTAGCGAATTGACTGTTATGATCCATGATTTCATCGAAAAGATTATGAAACAGTATCGAGTGCCTAAGCTTAAAATGACCATTGATAGTGCAGAGGGTGCACTTCGTAACCAGTATTTCAAAGACTATAGGGAACGCTGGCATCCGGTAGCTAAGAAGAAGAACCAGACCATGATTGATATGGTTATCAGTCTATTAGCTGAGGGGCGTTTCTATTACCTTGATATTCCAAGTAACAAGATATTTTACGAAGAACATAAGATGTACCGTTACGACGAGAAAACGATACACACAGACGACCCTAGAGTTATCAAGGAAGACGACCACTGTTGTGACGCCATGAAATACTTTGTTTTAGACAATGCTAGGGCGTTAGATTTGAAAGCTTAAAGGAGCTAATAATGGGAATAGTACAGACCATTAAAGACCTATTCACAAGGAGTAAATACGTTATGACAACCGAAAGTCTAACTAATATCACAGATCACCCTAAAATAGCGGTATCAAATGCTGAATATGACCGTATTAGGGAAAGTTTGAAATACTTTGCTGGTAAATATCCGCTTATCAAGTACACCGATAGCAACGGGACGCCTCAAAAGAGGACGTTCAATCACTTACCTATTGCAAGGACCGCTTCAAAGAAGATTGCCAGCCTTGTGTTCAACGAACAAGCTGAAATCAAAGTGGATGATGCAACGGCTGATAAGTTCATTCAAGAGCAGCTTAACAATGACAGATTCACAAAAAACTTTGAGCGCTACCTAGAGTCATGTCTGGCCCTTGGTGGTCTTGCAATGCGTCCTTATATCGACGGTGAGCAAGTCAGAGTATCATTTGTGCAAGCACCGGTCTTTCTGCCGCTACAATCGAACACTCAAGATGTATCAAGCGCTGCCATTGTGACCAAGACAACAAAGGCACAAGGTAAGAAAGTAATCTATTACACGCTTATCGAGCTTCACGAGTGGTCTAAAGACGGCAAATATACCGTATCAAACGAGCTATACCGTTCGGATAATCAAAACATCGTAGGCCAAAGGGTGCCACTATCAGAGGTTTATGAGGACCTAGAAGAAACCGTAGAATTGCACGGTTTAAGCCGTCCGCTATTTACCTATCTGAAAGCGCCAGGCATGAATAACAAGGATATCAATAGTCCTCTTGGTCTATCTATCTTTGACAATGCTAAGACTACGATTGATTTCCTCAATGAAACCTATGATCAGTTTATGTGGGAGGTCAAAATGGGGCAGCGTCGTGTTGCTGTTCCTGCTCAACTGATTAAGCCTATCTATACCGAGGAAGGCGGCAAGGTTGTTGTCCGACATCAATTTGAAGTAGGTCAAAACGTCTATGAGCAGTTTGAGAGCAATGACATTGACGGCGGTGTTAAGATTACCGACCTTACAACACCTATCCGTGCAGAAGACTATATCAAGGCTATCAATGAGGGTCTGAGCTTGTTTGAAATGCAGCTAGGTGTGTCAGCTGGTATGTTTACGTTCGATGGAAAGAGCATGAAGACAGCGACAGAGATTGTCAGTGAGAACTCAGACACCTACCAAATGCGCAACAGCATTGTCTCGTTAGTCGAGCAATCACTAAGAGAGCTAATCATTTCAATGCTAGAGCTTGCTAAAGCTTACGGCTTATATAGCGGCTCAATCCCAGATATGGACGCTATCAGCGTTAACCTTGATGATGGTGTCTTCACTGACCGAAACGCAGAGCTTGATTACTGGATTAAGGTGGTAAATGCAGGTTTTGGGACTGAGACAATGGCTATTGAGAAGGTTCTTAACGTAACACCAGAGGAAGCCAAAACAATCAAGGCAGAAATCAACGGCAACACCATTGAAGAAGCTAACAACGATAGAAGTCTAGAAGATAAGTCAATATACGGGGAGTGATAACCTATGGCGAATAAGAAACCTATCAAGCTAAATGATCAGCAGCTAATGCTAGACGCTAGCCGTGTCGCTGACATCTACCATCAAATGACAATGGACTTATTCGACCAAGTTATTGAGCGAATTAGAGAGCGTGGCAGTGCTAGCCTTGAGGATAACCCTTATATCTGGCAAATCGAGAAAATGAGTGAAATGGGTTTACTCAATGATGAGAATATCAAGCTTATAGCTGAGCGGTCTGGAGTAGCTGAGCAGCAACTAAGATATGTCATTCAAAATGAAGGCTACCAGATATACAAGGACACCAAAACCCAATTATTAGATTCCATGGGTGGTGGTGATTTTGTGGATAACAATCTTATCCAGATAAACCTAGCTAACTACGTCAATCAGACTATGGGAGACATCAACAATCTTATCAACACCACGCTGCCAGTAAGCGTCAGAAAGGTCTATCAGTCCATAGTCGAGGAAACAGTGGCCAAGGTTGTCACTGGTGTAATGAATCCAACTCAAGCCGTATCTACTACGGTTATGAAGTGGGCTGAAAAAGGCTTCTATGGTTTCACTGACAAGCAAGGGAAACGCTGGAGAGCTGACACTTACGCTAGGACAGTTATCCGCTCAACGTCATGGCGGGTCTATCGTGAAGCTAGAATGGCACCCGCTGAGGAAGTGGGCATCGATACATTCTATTATTCGATGAAGTCAACAGCCCGTGAGATGTGTGCCCCATTGCAGCATCAAATAGTTACGCATGGCCCTGCTAGGACCGAGAAAGGCGAACGCATCTACTCACTATCCGATTACGGTTTCGGTAGTGCAGGCGGTTGCCTTGGTATTAACTGCCGCCATGAGATAACACCGTTTGTTGTTGGCGCTAACTATAAACCAGACTTACCGGAACACCTAAAGGACCTAACACCAGAGCAAGCGATAGAGAACGCCAATGCTCAAGCTAAGCAACGAGCTATAGAACGTTCTATCAGAAAATCTAAAGAGTTGCTTCACGTCGCTAACAAGCTAGAGGATGACGAGCTGATAAGCAAATATAAAGGGCAAGTCAGAAAGCAGCAAGCGGCTATGAGGGACTATCTGAGACAATACCCGTTTCTATATCGAGATTATTCGAGAGAAAGGTACTATGATGACCCGTTTAATCAAGCTAAAGCAGAAATCAAACTGCGACAGCAACAGAAAAAGAAAGCTGGTGATCCAACATCTTGACTGGTAGGAATAGACTACTAATAAAGCCGTATCAATTTGATGCGGTTTTTTCTTTCGACCTGCCAAAAGTCGTAAAACTGGGCGAATACAGTCCACCGGACGTAAAACAAAGGAGTTTTAGACATGAGTTTGAAACGTGACATGTTAGTTGAAGCTGGTATCACAGATAAAAGTGTGATTGACAATATCATGCAAGCGTACGGTGCAGGTATTGAGAACGCTAAATCACAAGCTAAGTCTGAGCTACAAGCTGAGAACGACAGCCTTAAACAGCAACTTGAGCAACAAAGCCAAGCACTCGAAGACTTGAAAGCTAAAGAGGGAGCAAGCGAAGAAGCTAAGCAACAATTAGCGGACCTACAAGCTCAATTTGACACTTACAAGACTGAGAATGAAGCTAACCTTGCCCAAGTTAAGAAAACTAACGCGGTAGCTTTGGCATTGAAGGACGTGGGAGCTTACAACTCCGAGGACCTTATGAGGTTTATTGACCTAGACAAGATTGAACTAGGCGAGGACGGCAAACCAGTCCTAGAAGAAACTATCAACGGTCTAAGAGAAACAAGCCCTTACCTCTTCCAAACTCAAAGCGAACCGCAAAACCCAAATATCACTGTTTCAGGCAATCCGGCAGCGGACGCCGGGCAGGATATTAGCGCAGAAGATAAAGCCCTATTTGAAGGCTTTGATAGCGTATAAAAAGAAAAGAGGTATTTAAAACATGGTTGTTAACTACGCACAGAAATTTGACAACAAAGTTGATGAACGCTTCACAAAAGAAGCTCTTTCAACTGGTATCATTAACCAAGATTTCGACTTTACTGGTGTTGACACAGTTAAAGTGTATTCTGTTCCAACTTCACAAATGAACGATTACACAACTAGCGGTGTCAATCGTTACGGTACAGCGGATGAACTCGGTAACACTGTTCAAACAATGGTATTGAAGAAAGACCGTTCATTCACTTTCACAATCGACAAGAAATCAGAACAAGACACAAACGGTGTGATGGAAGCTGGTAAAGCTCTTGCCCGTCAATTGTCAGAAGTTGTTATCCCAGAGATTGACACTTACCGATTCGCAACTATCGCAGGCGGTGCTGACGCAGATAACATCGTTACAGCAGCAGTCACAAAAGACAACGCTTATGAAGCAGTGCTTGATGGTCAAATCAAGCTTACAGAAGCATTCGTTCCAACAGCAGGGCGCGTGCTTCATGTTTCATCTAAATTCTACAAACTTATCAAGCTTGACCCAGCATTTGTTAAGCAGTCAGACCTTGGACAACAAATCACAATCAATGGTCAGGTTGGTATGATTGACGGCATGCCAGTTGTTCTTACACCAGGCCGCCTTCCACAAGGTGTTGAGTTCATCATTGCTCACCCAGTGGCTACTACATCACCAGTTAAGCTTGAAGACTACAAGATCCACGATAACCCACCAGGTATCAACGGCAAACTTGTTGAAGGACGTATTCGTTACGATGCCTTTGTCTTGGAAAACAAGAAGAAAGCTATCTACGTCCACAAATCTGCTTAATAGGGGGTAACTATGGCAGCAACTAAGAAGAAAGAAGAAACAACAGTAAACGGCGTTGTCTTGACTAAAGACGGCGTTAGCTTCACAGCTACAAATGATGTTGCTGTTTCAGCCTTTCTTAATCTCGGTTACGAAATCGAGGAATAAACTAGAAGGCGGATAATACACCGCCTTTTTTTAATGGAGGTGGTTAAAATCGCTTATCTAACTGAAAACGAGTTTGAAAAACTTGGTTTTGATGAGGTCGAAAACTTTGAAAAGCTACGAGCTAGAGCAGAATTAGCTATCAACATGTTCATTAGGAACCTCTATGACTTTGTTGATTTTGAAAAAGAACTGGAATATCGAAAGAAGGCCGTCAAATTAGCGACGGCTTTTCAGATTGCCTATTTGGACAGTAGCGGCATCATGACCGCCGATGAAAAGCAATCAGTCTCTAGTGTGTCTCTTGGGCGTACTTCTATCAACTATAAGAACACGTCTAAAGCTTCCACTGAGGGCAGCCGGCACAATCTATCTCTTGACGCTTTGAACGCTCTTAAAGGGGCAGGATATGGCTACAAGGGGGTGTGTTATGACCGTTATTGACAAACGCATGTTAGTTGACAGTGTCACTATCAAAAAGCTTACGGGTGAGACGGATGTTTGGGGAAAAGTAACATATGATGAGCCCACAACCCTAAAACCCGTTAGATTTGATAGGCAGTTCAATGTTAGCGGGTCAACTAACAACCGTAGCGAATCAAAGCCCAGTGTTTTGTTTGTCTATCCGAAACATTGCCCAGTGATTCTTGATGAAAGCTTTGAAAACGGCTTGATTAATGACGGCAAACGAGATTATAAGATTCGTTCCATCATTCCAGTCTATTATCCAAGGCAAGACAAGGTGTTTTGCTATGAAATCGAGGTGATCTAATGGGTGCTAATGTAACCATTAAGGTTGACACGCAAGGGCTCGAAAAGAAATGCAGTCCAGAGGCGGTCAAACGTGGAAAAGTTGCCATGATTGGTCAGATGATTCCCGACATGCAGCCATTCATCCCTCGTAGAGATGGAACCTTGAGCGCTAGCGGTTCAGCTTTTGGCGATGGTATTAGATATCCGGGACCTTATGCAAGGGCTCAATTTTATGGTTCTAGTTATAACAAAAATAGAAGCTTCACTTTCAGCAAATACACCACACCGGGAACAGGCAAACGCTGGGACAAAAAAGCGTCTGCTAAACACTCTAAAGAGTGGGGCAAAGTTGCACTACGAGCTATGGGGGTTAACTAATGAACGATAACGATTTTTCAGAAGTTCTCGCAAACTTCATCAATACGCTTGGGCTACCTTTGAAATGCAAACTTGATTATCTTTCAGAAGACGAAAGCCTTTCAGTCTATCCCTTGCACGGCGGCAAAGTGGAAGACGAGGACATGGCTGGCACTCAGATTTTATCGCTACCTTATGAGATAGCCATTAAATCAAAGGACCAGCAAAAGCTAAATGCCATTCTTTGGAAGATAAACACTGAGCTTTCAAAAATCGGATTCGAGTTACCAAGTTTAAATAATTCATATACATTCCTAGCCTTGACCGTCGAGACACCGAGCTTAAACGATGCCGACGAGCAGGGCTTTTACATTTACTTGCTTGATTTGCAAGCAAGACTAGAAGTAGAAAGGAGCCTTAACTAAATGGCTAAATTTAAAAATGCGATTCGTAAGCATTACATTGCACCGTTCGATTCAGAACACCCTGACACTCCACCAACAGAGGACAAATACATGTGGATTGCCAAAGGCATCAAGGAATCTGCACCGGAAAACGACGCAGAAGACGATGACGTAGCATATTTCGACGGTGACGGAACTAAAGAAAAGGTTATCACATCTAAATCACGAGGTCGTTCATTCGAGGGACACCGTGACTATGCAGATAAAGCTCAAAACTTTGTAGTTGACAAAGAGGACGCTGTAGCTGATGACCTTATCGTTTGGTACAAGGAAGTAACTCCAGACGGCAAATCATACAAAGAAGGTCTTGCACGACTTTCTGAGATTGAAGTCGGTGACGGTGAAGCGTCAGAGCTTGAAACAATCAAATTCCAAGTTAACTGGTCACGTACACCAGAGAAACATGAAATTGCGTCAGCAACTACTGGCCGTGCAGCTTCTGGACCTACTGGGTCACCGGTAGCCGCTTCTGGTACATCATCAGAAACTACTTCACCGGGTGTCGGTGGATAATCACTAATTAAATAAAACAAGATAAGACAACTAGAGGGTAGGGGTTAGCCCTTACCCTCTTTTTTTCGTAAAAGGAGAACAAAAAAACATGGTAGTAATTAAAAAACGTAGCAATGTCATCCCTGTGGATTTCGGTGAATTCCAACTTAACTTCCCTGTATCAGATAGCAATATCCAGCGCATGAAAGCCGTTGGTGAGGATTTGCAAGCTAAAGGGCAAGCGTTCCAAGAAACAAGCGATGAAGAAGCTCTCGGAGCGTTGAAAGCATTGGTAGAAGATGGTTTCAACCAAGTATTCGATGATGAAGAAGCGTTCAAACAAGTCTACGCGTTTGCTGGCCAGTCAACAATTAATGCGATGTTCTATCTCATTGAAGCCATCAAAGGTATTTCAGAGGAATTTGAAAACCAAAACTCAAAAGCAGCCCTCGATAAGTATTTGAATGCTTGATTTATCACGAAAGCTAACAGATAAGTTAGTGATTGATGATAAAGAGTACGCCCTAGATTTGTCCTTTGATAATGTTCTAAGGCTGTTTGAGATGTGGCAAGACATAGAGGTTCCAGAGTTTGTAAAACCACACTTTGGTATCCGTATTTTGACCGGTGAGACCCTAGAAGACTTCACTGTCGAAGAAATGTCAGAGATATTTAACGAGGTCTTTGAAGAGCATATCAGCTTGTCTGACGTCGAGGATAACCATGTCGAGTATGATTTGGCTGGCAATCCAATGAAGACCACGGCAAGCGACGATACGAAACAAAGGGCTCCTTACGATATCAGATACGATGGCGACTATATCTATTCGTCATTCTTGCAAGCCTATGGCATTGACTTATTCGATGTACAAGGTGAATTGCATTGGCGAAAATTCAATGCTCTACTGTCTGGACTGCCAGAGGGCACGAAGTTGATGGAAGTTATCAAAATTCGTAAATGGAAGCCACAAAATGGCGACTCAGCGGAATACAAAGAGGAAATGCGTAGGCTTCAGAAAGATTATGCTCTCCCTAACGAGATCATCGAGGAAGAAGAGGAATATGAAGAAGAATTTTAGAAAGGAGGGATAATCTATGGCAGATGGTACAGTCACCATCAAGGCGTTGTTTGACGGAAAAGACGCTGAAAGTGGGGCTAAACGCATTAAGAGCTCACTAGAGGGGCTTAAAGGCTCAGCTGGTAAGGTTGGTTCGGTCTTTAAATCTGTTCTGGGCGCTAACTTAATCGGTGGCGCTATCATGGGCGGTATTAGTGCTCTTGGTAATGGCATGAAGTCAATGGTAGGCGAGCTTAACAGTTCTACTAAAGCATGGAGGACCTTTGAAGGCAACATGCAACAGATTAACATGCCAACCGACCAGATTAAGCAAGTCAAAGGCGAGTTGCAAGACTTTGCAACCAAGACCATCTATTCAGCGTCTGACATGGCTTCTACTTACTCACAGTTAGCAGCGGTTGGAACGAAGAATACAACCGAGCTCGTTAAGGGCTTTGGTGGTCTTGCGGCAGCGGCTGAGAATCCGCAACAAGCCATGAAGACCTTGAGCCAACAAGCGACCCAAATGGCAGCTAAGCCTAAGGTTCAATGGCAAGACTTCAAGCTCATGCTAGAGCAAACGCCAGCCGGTATCGCTGCAATCGCCAAAGAAATGGGCATGAGCACTGCCGAGATGGTGCAAGCTGTCCAGGACGGCAAGATTAAGACTGAAGACTTCTTTGACGCCATCGCTAAAGTCGGGAATAACGACACATTTAGTAAGATGGCGACAGAATTCAAGACCGTTGACCAAGCTATCGACGGTATGAAGGAATCGCTAGCCAACAAGCTAATGCCACAGTTTGAGAAACTCAATCAAATCGGTATCAAGGCAGTTGTCGGGCTCACTGATGCACTCGAAAGAGTTGACATCAACGGAATTGCTGACAAGATTGGCAGTGGGTTGCAATCACTTTGGAAGGGTTTCTCTAATACAGGAGCTTTGAAAAATCTTGGTGCGACCTTCACATACATTTCGAGCTCAATCAAGCAACTATTTAGCAAGATTGATGGCAGTAAGCTCATGCAGGGCATCGGTTCAGTGTTTGGTGACATTGCTAACGGCATCTCACAAGCTCTAAATATTGCCACTACATCAGTTAGAAGTTTCATCAGCTCATTTGCTGACACTGGGGCGTTTCAATCTTTTAAAGCAGCGGTGGAAGATACTTGGAACGCTCTTAAAACCATCGGTTCATCGTTTGGCGAGGTGCTAGGTAGCTCACAAATGCAGTCAATCATTTCAGGTATTGGCTCAGCTCTTGGAACGCTTGTTAACTGGATATCTCAAGTTGTTTCAGCAATATCTAGGTTTATTAGTGCAATACCACCGGGCATTTTAAACGGCATTACTAGCGGAATTCTAGCAATGGTTGCAGGTTTTACGACTGCAAAAGCTGGTATTTCAGCGGTAGGTGCTGCATTGAAAGGCTTGGACTTCATCAAGAGTCTAAATCCATTCAAGAAATTCGGAGCGGATGCAGCAGAAGGAACAGGACAAGCTGCTAACAGTGCGAGACGTTCTAAATCAACTATCACTCAGCTATTTAGTGGAATGGCTAATGTCATTAAGTCAGCAGGAACTAGTATTTCAACGGCTGCAAAAGGCATCGGAACAGGGCTATCAACTGCTTTTAAAGGATTTGGCCAAGGGCTTAAAGCAGTCTTGCAAGGTTTAAAAGGTGTCAGCTTTTCAACATTGGCAGGTTTGGGGACTTCTGCCGCAATCGCAGCAGTCGGAATCGGGGCCGCTATTGCTATCGTAGTCGCTTCACTCGCTTTACTCGCTACTCAATCCCAAGGCGTTTCGCAAATCCTTGGAGCTTTAGGTGGTGCAATTAGCACTGTTGTCGGAGCTATTGGCGGTGCAATGGGAACCGTTATCGAAGCCTTTGGCACTGCGTTTGGAATCGTTGTTAAGGCAGTCGGTGAAGCTGCGCCGGGGCTAGCCAAACTTTCACCGTTGGTTGAAGCCATCGGAACCGCTCTAGGCAATGCAGCCCCAGCGATTACAGCGTTTGGTAATGCTTGGACGTCTATTTTAGGGACGTTGCCAGCTATCATTGACGCTTTTAGTGGATTGGCTACCGCTCTAGGTTCTGCAATCAGTGCAGTAGCTACCGCAATCACTCCGATTGTCCAAATTATCAGTAACACAATTACGGCAGTAGCCCAAATCATTGCTAACGCTATCGTGGCAATCGCACCAGTTATCGCTAATTGTATTGTCCAAGTTGCTCAAGTAATTGGCCAGTTTGGACCACAGATTGCAATGGTCTTACAAGTAATCGTACAAGCCATTCAAGCAACGGCACCAGTCATTATGACCTTGATTCAAGGGATTGTTACAGTCGTTCAAACAATGGCACCGGTAATCAGTCAAGTGATTTCTGCCATCGTTACGGTTGTTCAAACGTTAGCACCTATCATCAGCCAAATCATTTCAGCGATTGTTACAGCAATCACTCAAATCGTGCCTATCATTACGGCAATTGGTGGTGTGATTAGTGCTGCATTTAGTGGCATTGCATCGGTTGTATCAGCGGCAGGAATGGCAATCGCTACGGCTGCAATGGGTATCGGTACGGCTATTAGTACAGCTCTCAGCGGTGTGGCAAGCATTATCAGTTCTGTCGGTTCTGCTATCGGAGCAGCCTTGCAAGGTATTGCTAGCGTAGTGCAGTCGGTTGGTACATCAATCAGCACAGCGGCAGAAGGTATCGGAAACGGCATCAAATCAGCGTTTGAAGGTATTTCAAGCGTTATTACTTCTGCAGGTAGTGCTATTAGTAGTGTATTGAATAGCTTGGCTAATGTCTTCAATTCAATCGGTACGGCTGCTCAAAAAGCGGGGTCTGGTTTCAATCAGCTCGCTAATGGCGTGGTCAAGATTACTAATACCAACCTCGGAGACATGGCTGCATCTCTTGCGGCAGTCGCTAAAGGTGTTGGGTCTATCGGTAACAATTCCGCCGGCCTAGCTCAAGCGGGAACTGGTATGACCAACCTTGGTAATGGTATGAGTAAGGTATCAAGCTCAGCATCTAGTGCTGTATCTGGTTTGACATCATTCTCGAGCACGATTACAAGTATTCAGTCATCATTCACCAATTTGCAAACGTTGCTTACAACAGCGGGAACTGCATTCAGTACGTTCTCAAGTCAAGCTAGTCAATCGCTAGCCGGTTTAACGGCTATTGTAGCCCCTATCACAGCGTTTAGAACGCAAATCATGACACTAGCACCAGCCTTGATGGTTGCTGCGACTGGTCTAACTCAGTTCAGTACAGTTTCAATGACGCTGACAGCAAGCATGACTTCTATCAGCTCGAGCATGACTATGTTAACTACTAGCTTAACTATGTTAGCTACTCAGTTGACTATGATCACTACGAGCATGACCATGATGGCTACTAGCTCAACTATGCTAGGGACTAGCTTAACGCTTGTAGGTACGCAATTCATGATGATTGGTACATCATTGACCATGCTAAACACTCAATTCATGATGTTCGCTACCAGCTTGATGCAAATGACATCACAGCTCATGATGGCAGGTTCAGCAGTGACCATGTTTGGTGCTCAACTCATGACCGCTCAGACTGGTTTCAGCATGGTTTCCATGATGGCTACTATGGTATCTAGTCAGCTTGCTATGCTTGCTAGCTCAGCCCAAATGGCAGGAGCTGGACTTGCTATGGTAAGCGCTCAAGTCATGATGTTGGCTAGTGTATTCGCTACCGTTGGAGCAGCAGCAATGACATTACAAGCTACGATGTTGTCGCTAGGCATGGCAGTATCTATGGGTATGATGTCAGCAGTTCAAGCTGTAACGTCTGGGGCTATGCAAATGACTGCGGCTCTACGTTCTAGCGGTATGCAAATGGTTGCTAGCACGCAAGCCTTCATGAATCAGATTGTCTCAGCGGTCCGAAACGGCATGAACCAAGTCGTTGCTGCCATTCGTGCCGGTGGTGCTCAAATGGTATCAGCTATGCAAGCAAGCGGACAACAATTAGTTGCAGTTACGCAAGCAGCAGTTAACCAAGCGGCAGCCGCAGCTAGAGCTGGTTATGGTGCTTTCTTCTCAGCCGGTGCTTACATGGGTCAAGGTCTTGCCGCCGGTCTTAACTCAGCTCTTGGAGCAGTTACAGCGGCAGCCAATGCCTTGGTAGCACAAGCGGAAAGAGCGGCACAAGCTAAAGCCAAAATCCATTCACCTTCTCACTTATTCCGTGATCAAGTTGGTTGGTATATTGGTCTTGGTATTGCTCGAGGCATCGACGAATCAGCCCCAGAGGTTGCTAATAGCCTTGATTACATTCGTGACCAAGTCAACGGATTCAATGTTCGAGCTAATGCCATGCTCACTGGTGCCACTTCAAACATGGCTAGTCAGCTTAAAATGGAGGTTTTGCGAGATAAAACTCCAGACGCTACCATTTCAGCACGTCAAGAAGCCTATGCTGCACATTCAGCAGGCTTGCTTAATGATGTGATTGACGCTCTTAGTGAGCTTAAAGACCAAGTAGCACAAGGTCAAAACATGGTGTTAGACACTGGTGCTCTAGTTGGTGGCACAGTTAACAATTTCAACAGTGCCATTGATACGATTAAAACACTGAAAGGACGACACAGATTATGATTACTAAAATCAAAGAATATATAGCGTTTGGCGATTTTAATAGTCGTGACGCTGGTTGGTACCTACAAAAACGTGAAGCACCTACCCCAGACGAAAAAGAGATTGTCGAGTCTATCCCCTTTATGCAGGGGGTGCTTGACTTTTCTAGCGTTCTGGGTGAGCGTGTCTTCGAGCCTAGAGAAATCACATACGAGTTTAAGTTACCATTCACTGAATATGAAGATCGTAAAACCGCTGAACGTATGATTAAGTCTCAAATGGTGACTAAAACGGAACGGAAACTGTTTGATACGCATGACCGTCGCTATTATTGGATGGGTAAAATCAAGCATATCAAGGTAGCAGACGACCCTATTAAGAAGAATCTGGTCGCAACCATCGTATTCAAGTGCTATCCATTCGCATTTCACGAAAATGAATATTTCGATGATGTATGGGACACGTTCGATTTTGAAAGTGATGATTCAACGTGGACTAAGTGGCAGCTTGGATATACGAAGTCAGAAAAAACAATCTATTTCGTTAATTCTGGTGACACTTCAATCAGTCCAGTAATTTACTGCGATGAAGATATCACACTGACAGACGCAGACGGCACAATTTACAATCTGAAGCGTGGTGAAAATAGGGAGTTTGCATTGACTTTGTACCAGGGTATTAACTATTTCAAGGCTAAAGGTAATGGCACGATTGCCATGCACTATAACAATGAGGTGATGGCATGACAACTTCTGGGAAAATTGAAGTATACAATATTAGTCACACTGGCTACTGTGTCAAGGTGACTGGCGCAAGCATTGATGGAGGATTGAAAGGCGTTAGCTTCCCGACTTGGAGCAGAAAAGAAAAATACTCGGAACAATTTGGCAAAGTGGCAGATCAAGACGACATAATTTGGTATCAAGGCGTGCGATGGGGTGACGAATGGTTCTGTACTGTCAATATCTCCGACCATGACTATGATAGAGGTGAATATTTTACCCACGTCTATCTCTATCGCCAAGATGGCAGTTTAGAGGGTCTTGGCGGTGAGAAAATCACCATTCCAGACCCACCAGAGACGTCCAAGCAAACAGGTGGCTACGCTGTCTATTGGTGGGCTGATTTCAACGCAAGGCGCTGGGATAAGCTCAATCGAACTACTACGGCACGCAAGACTATTCATGACCCGTACAGCCCAAGGGGTGGTACAGTAATCGCCGGCGAGGTCACGCAAGCGCTAAACACCATTCATGAATTTACGTTTGCTATTCCATTCACGCATCCTCTATACAATAAGATGGTGCCGTTCAAATCTATCGTTGAGGTGGTCAATCTCTACGATGGAGCAATTGAGTTTGTTGGTCGAGTGCTAACCTCGACTAACGAAATGACAACGGATGGATTTGCTCAGAAAGTGACCTGCGAAGATTTCTTATCATATCTTCACGATTCGTCTCAGTGGTTCCAGAAATTACCTAACCGTGGTGCCAATCAATATTTGCTGGAAATGTTAAACGCTGCTAATGGGCAGCTCGAAGATTACAAGCGCTATTCTTTAGGAGATGTTACGGTCAATAGTCGCACAGACAAACCATTCCGTTATATCGGATATGAAAGTTCTTGGGACTGTGTTCGAGAGCGTATCATTAATAATATCGGTGGTTATTTGAGAGTATACGAGCTTAACACCGTACTGCATTTAGACTGGACAACAGATACCGGTAAGGTCAAGAAATCGCCGATTCAAATTGGTAAAAACATCAAGTCAGCTAGCCGGACGATTGATTTTGACGGCTTGGCTACTCAAATCATGCCAGTCGGTGCTGATGTTCAGAAAGAGCAGCCAGACGAAGACCAAAGCCCAGACGTTACGAGAGAGCAAATCACAATCTGGAATGTCAACAATCACAGTTTATTCCTCGAAGATAAAGAGCTTATTAAGGAATTCGGCATTATCCGTAAGCCAGTAATCTGGACAGAAATTGACAACCCTAGCGTTCTATTGGCTCGTGGTAAGCAGTATTTACGAAACCAAAAGATTGCACTGGCAAAATGGACAATCTCAGCGGTTGAGCGTTATCTGATTGATGACCGATACGATAAGTTTGAAATCGGGAACAAGCACCCAATTATCAACGCTCCCTTGTCTGGTATTGAAACCTTGCAGATTTTGGAAAAGAAGATTGACATACTGAATCCACAGTCAGTTGAATTGACTATCGGTTCACAATCTCAATCACTTGCAGCGTATCAATTGCAATTGCAAGAAGCTGAAAACTCTATCGAGCGTGTTAAACAGAATGCATCAACGGCTAGCAAAGAGAAACGCTTGAAGGCGCTTCAAAGTCAACTTGCAGCACTCAAAAACAAACCTAGCACAGCACCAACAGCCCCAGTTTATCCTAACCCGCCAGCACCAAACGCAACAGCGGACGAGTTAGCGGCTTATGATAAGGCATACGCTGATTATCTCACAGCCAAGGCTAACTATGATAACCAACTTGCGTCATTCAACATGGACGAGCAAGAGCGGACTAGGACGATTAAGGACGTAGAAGCTGAAATCGCTAGATTACAACAAGAACTAAACGGAGGAGGTAATTAATGCCACAGACAGAAGCAGAGGGGCGCTTGAATCTCTACGATGATGTCACACCCTTGGGGAACACCAAGAACATCAACGTTTTGACGACGGCAATCCGAAAGAAAACAAGAGGGGCAGACGTTCGTGAAGCCATCGCTAAAGCTGTTGAAATCACATACGCTGACGGTGCTAGCGGTGGTAATGCGAACATGGAAGTTGTCAAAGCCCGTGGGTTAGCTGGCAACTTGGATGACCGTCTTAACACTATCGAGAACACCTTAAACGGTAAAGCAAGCGCTGAATTCGTTGAAAAGAAATTCAACAAGATTGGATCCAACGCCCCTAAAGCCGTTCTAGGCTCACTATCAGAAATCAGTAGCACTTATCCAAACGGTGCCAATGGTATCGTTGTCGCTAAGGACACTGGGAAATGGTATTACTACGATGAAGGGGCACGCTCTTGGAAAGAGGGTGGTGTCTACCAGTCCCGTGGTCTTGGTGGTAATGAAGTTACCGCTGATAATGTCGACTTCGCTCAAGGTATCAAGCAAATGTTGACAGACCGAATCACTGGCACATTCTGGGTCGAGAATGGCGGAAAGATTATCAGTGATGTCAACAATACATGGGCCCGATATTTGCCAATTACCATGTACAAGGGCAAGACCTACTACATTGTTGGTGTGCGTGGGGTGCTATCTTACGTAACATCCGTAGACGGTAGCCGTATCATCAAGAAATTAGCCAACAGCGATACGCTAACAACGACAGAATACACACCAACCGAAGACTCACTACTCTATATCACCACTCGAAACGAAGACCCTAAACCTAAAGTGTTCAATGCGTCAGTAGCAGAACTATCTGCTGCTAACGTTGATTTAAACAATCTGCCAGATGGATATATCTCGCTTAAAATTCCTAAGTTAGAAGTGGATGTCAAAGCTACTGATTTAGATTTTGTAACCCAAATCAAGCAAATGATTGACGAGAATACACTTATCCGTGGGAAATACTACAACGGTAATGCTAAACAAACTGGCGACGAGCCTACATGGGCTGTCTATCCACCTATTTATCTTGAGAAAGGCAAGAAATACGGTCTAAAAGGCGTGCGTGGTGTATTTACTTTCTATTTCAGCATCGATAACAGGAAGTTAAAACAATTTTCAAGCGGTGACGTGCTTGTCGATACAGACTACACACCAGACGAAGCTGGTTATCTGTTGATCACAAGACGACTTGCTGACCCAGTTTCAAAACTTATCCAGGGCGGACTTGCAGCAGCGGCTAAACTCCCAAATCTTAACTATGGCGCTAGCGCTCTTGAAAGTAATACACCAATCGCATTTCCTAAAGTCAAGAATGAGTACACCGTTAAGAAATCTGGTGGAGATTTCAGCACACTGACCGAAGCCATCAAGGCTGTCGGTGCTGGTAGTGCTGACAATCCTAACACGATTTACATCCACAGCGGAGAATACGACATCTTGCAAGATTTGGGCGGTGACGACTTCCTTCGTACTGTCGAGAACACCAACAGCGAGCGCCAAGGTATCGAAGTACCAGATTACGTCAATATCATCGGTGTCGGTGATGTTCGCCTTAAGATGGACGTTCCAGACAACAAAACCACTCGAAACACTTCGAGTCGTATCAGCGTTTTAAACGCTTGGCGACACAATATGATTAAGAACATCAAGATCACTGTCCGAAATACTCGCTACGCGGTGCATGACGAGACAAACAACCAGTTTGCTAACAACGATATGAAGTATATTGATTGCTACTTCGAACATTTGGGCAATAAATCTGGCGTTTGGGGCTCAACACAAGCCTATGCCGCTGGTATGGGTAGTGGTGGTAATTACTACTTTGAAAACTGTACATTCAAGTCAGTAGCTATCCCGTTCTCAATGCACGATAATTTCAACGTCGAATCAAACCGTGTCAGAATCGTCAAATGTACCTTTATCACAGGCAACGAAGACGTCGCTATTCGTTTCGGTTCTTACGGTACTGGTGCCAAGAAGTCAATCGTAACTATCGAGAACTGCAATATTGATAAGACGGTAAAATCATTCGAAGAACAAGGAAATTCACGACATGGAAACCACTTCTTGATTTCTGGCGGCGGTAATACGATTGTCCCTTACATTACTATCAATAGTGCTGGACGCAAGGAACGCATTGAGTTTGCTGATGAGGTGAGAACGCTTAAGAATACCGGTCAAGCAAAAATCACAATCGGGACACCCGTTAAATTGGTGGGCAACACCGTCCAACCGTTGGGAGCAGAGGAACCTTATTTATTCTACGGCGTATCGCTTGACGACATTGAGCCTGGGGCTACTGGTGTGATTAAATACGCTGGCTATATTGCCAAAGAAGATACTGGTATCAACTCACTTTTGGTTGGGCAACGCATCGGCTTGGTCGGTGGGCGTTTGGCAGTGGTCAACTCTAACGATTTTATCGCTTATGCTACTGACGGCGGTAATATTCTGTTGAAATGATTTTTAAAAATGGGGGTTAATAAAAATTATTAAGGAGTGTTAAATGCACAAACCAGACGGAATCTTTGGTATCTTCCAAGTAGTCAAAGATTTCTACGACCACGGCATAGACGAACATCTATGGGTATTCCTACTTATGTTAGTTATCTTAGGCGACATTTTTTTGGGAGTATCCAGAGCGTGGGCTTTCCACGAGTTTTCAAGCTCAAAATTCAGAAAAGGGCTAGTCGGCCATATAGCCATGTTTACGTTTGTAGCTATATTCTACCCGTTCGCAGTCTTCATGAATCTGGGCGGCGTCCTAGATACATTTATCTTTGCCATGATTGCCGCTTACGGTTCTAGTATTCTAGCCAATCTATCCGCATTAGGAGTAGAAGTCCCGTTTATTGACCGATATGTCAAAGAGAATATTGACAAAGAAAAATTTAATTTAACCTCAGAAAACGAGGAAGAAAAAGGAGAAAATGAAAATGATTAATTTTAAACTACGCTTACAAAACAAAGCTACCCTTGTAGCTCTTATCTCAGCAGTGTTCCTTATGTTGCAACAATTCGGACTTACTATCCCTAGCAACATTCAAGAGGGTGTTAATACACTCGTTGTGATCTTGGTGATTTTGGGTATCGTTACCGACCCTACGACTAAGGGCGTAGCAGATAGCGAACGAGCATTAAACTATAACCAACCTCGTGAGGACTAGCTTATGCCTAGACTCATGACCTCTATCAACCAAATTGAAGGGGGTGACATTCTCAAGAGTGGGGATGTTACCTCAGTCTTTGGTTTTGAAATTCTAGGGGCTGATGGCAAACGCATGGAGCTATCCGGCACTGGTAAGCTCACGCTGTCCAACGATGAAACCGTGGCACTGTATCAAGATGTTACCGTTGAAAACGGGCATTTTACCTTTGTCATGGGGGACGTCGTAGAGCCTGGCACTTACTATCTTGAAATTAAACTGGATGGACATATCTTCCCGTCTAACAATTTCAAGGTTAAAGTCAAGAGCTCACTTAACATTGACGGTGCGATTCCATCAAAAAAAGACCCTAAATTAAAACTACTAGCGGATGAATTGCGAGATTCTGGTTTAATCACTGGTGGCAGTGAACCGACAGAAGACCTTGTAAACATCTACAATCTAGCTAAAATTTGAAAGGAAACATAAATGAGTAAACTACATGATTTTGCCCAAGCGGTAGGAGCAGACATTAAAGAAATTAAAACTACCCTAGCAGGTAAGGCTGATAAAGGTGAAGTGACTGCTAACGGCATCACCGAAGAGCGCTTGACACAAGCTATCAACCAAGCTAAGACTGATATTATTGGTGGAGCTCCCGAAAACCTTAACACACTCAAGGAAATTGCTGATAACATCGAAGCAGCTGGTGGCAATACCAACAGTGGTATTATTTCGAAAATGACTGAATTGGGTGGCCGTCTCGATACCATCGAGCAAGAAGACCTTGTGAACGTATACAACGCAGCGAAAGCGTGAGCCTATGAGTAAGTTCACAGAATTTGCTCAAGCGGTCGGAGCAGATATCAAAGAAATTAAAGATAAACAATCGTCATCATTGTCTATCAGCCAAGCGTATGGGTTGTTTCCAACTTACAATAACTTTTTTCTACAGGTTTTAGAACAAAATAAATTTGCGGAAGACCCACTTGTAACAAAATCTCAATTACCAACAAGCGAAATTGACGCTTTAAAACAAAAGGTCGAAGAGTTGGAAAGAACTATCTCTGAGATTAAACAGAGCATTCAAAAATAAGAAAGGAGTATTCTAAATGAGTATTCAACAATCTATTGTTAACGGTTTTACTAGCCTTCGAGGGCTAGTAACATATTCAATGTTTGGTTCTCGCAACGGTTCGGATGGAACCGGAGACTGTTCTGGTATCATGTCTCAAGTTTTGAAGGATGCCGGCATCCCAATCCAAGGGCTACCGTCAACAGTAACTCTTGGTCAGCAACTATCAAACAACGGTTTCTATCGTGTGTGCCGTAATGAATCTTGGGACGCATTGCCAGGCGATATTGTTTTAATGTCTTGGGGTGCTGACATGTCAAGCTCTGGTGGAGCTGGTGGACATGTCGGTGTCATGATTGATGATACCTATTTCATCAGCTGTGACTACTCAACACAAGGAGCGCCAGGACAAGCTATTAATACTTATCCTTGGAATGACTACTATGGATGGAATCAGCCAGCTTACATCGAAGTTTGGCGCTATGCTGACACTGCACCTCAAACCAACAACCAAGCTAATACGACAGTAGTCCCACAATCCAAGGCTTACTATGAAGCCAATGAGGTCAAATATGTCAACGGAATTTGGCAAATTAAGTGTGACTATCTAGCGCCAGTCGGTTTTGATTGGACAGAAAACGGCATCCCGGTTTCAATGGTTAACTGGGTAGATGCGGACGGCAACGACTTGCCAGACGGTGCTGATCAAAACTTCAAAGCAGGTATGTTCTTTAGTTTTGCCGGGGATGAATCTAACATCACTGACATGCAAGATGGCGGCTACTACGGCGGCTATTATTACCGACATTTTGAATTTGGCCAATTTGGTACGGTTTGGCTCTCATGTTGGGATAAAGACGACCTCGTTAACTACTACGGATAATTAATCAAGACCACGAAAACTAAAAAACGAAAAGGAGTATATCACCTCCCGACAGACCACAGTTCGGACATCATGGTGGTAGTGGTCGAAGCCTCAGCGTTTTGCTGGGGCTTTTTTTGTGTTATAATATATATATAAACGACAATCCCCCTGCATCCACTATGGACAGATACGATCTGACGCAGGGCTTTTTTTGTGTTATAATGAATATCCATCATAGGCAAAGAGCTACGAGGTTATCTCATAGCTCTTTTTTGTATTTGATAATCTCCACGATAAGTGTTAATATATTCATCGGAATACTTGGCGTCTTTCGATGAATATTCTCGAACTGTCCCCGGCTTTTTAGTCGGGGTTTTTTATTTTGTATATAACGTTAGACATTTAATCTAAATAGAGGTACACTATAGATGTACTTTTGGACTTCAACGTTCAATGTTTTTGTTTTTTTCATGCCGCTTGGTAGCTCATGCTGCCAAGTCTTTTTTTATGCCCAATCAAGAATTTTAGTGTCATTCATTGAAATGCTAGTCGTGCTTCTCATTATCAGTATTCTCCTCTTGCTTTTTGTTCCTAACTTGAGTAAGCAGAAGGATTCTGTTAAAGAGACTGGAAATGCGGCTGTGGTCAAGGTCGTGG